TCCCACTGGTTGTGATCTTTAGCCAACAATAAGAAGCATAATAGCAAGAGAAATAATCCCACTATAGTGTTGATAATAGTAGTGAGAGTATTGCCAGATGGATTTCCTTGTGCCTTTTTATGTATGATATCTCTTGCAATTTGAATCGTATGCACAAAGGTTGTAGCAAATATATTTAAGATCTGCATATATTGCTTGTGTGTTATTGTCCACACACAGGATCCTACCTTAATTATGATGTTTTTATTACCAATGTGATGTAGGTACCATCGGCCAACAAGTCGAACAGCACGATAGATCATATCTGGATCCAACTTTCCATCATATGTTTGATAATCCCCATCCCCCGCATTACGGCCAACTTTTACAAGATAATTAAAAAGCTCGGTCCACTCTGGTGATAGAGTATCGATCCCAACCGCTGAATAACCTCTGTTATGTGCATTAATATAGGCGGCCACAAAATCAGCCGTAAATAATCGCGTTAAGGTTGATAGTTGCACAGGTGCCATAGTAAAGAAACGTGTTAATGCTTTTTGAATCTTTTTAAGCTTACGGCGCTCGTCCTTAAGACAATGCACCCAGATCCACAGAGGAATAATGCCCTTTAGCATCTTTTTAAGATCATCAATTATAGATTTTAATAACTCTGGTTTAGGGTTATAGTGCGGTTCCTGTTCAGTACCGTCATTTTCGAAAAGGTATGCCTTACCCTTTCCTGCATTTGATGGTTTATGCAGTTTCCATGGATACCCCGGCGATGTTGTCATGTTCATTGGTTTATACCCATCCACTGGATATCCATTAATCGCAACTTCTAAATCTAAAACATGAAGACTTGGTCGAAGAGGTCGCATCATAGCAAGATGTTCGCTATGAATATAATCCTCACAAACATCCAATAGAGCTGGATCAAATGGTTCAGTCTGTTCGGTGTATTTCTCTAACCCACTCCAAACATTACAACCAGGTTCTGGCCGGGGATCCTTAGCACTAAGCACACTTGGTTCTGTTGTGTGTTTCCTAACTTTATCAAAAAGTACTGACGGTATTATATCAGTCTTGGCTGGAAACCACACTGCCGCATCATCACGAACTTTACCATATATATAGTATCCATCCGGAACCACTCCACACTCGTCTTCATCAACAATAAGACCTTTTTGTGGTTCTAAACAATCTGTTGCATATTCCGAAAGATGTGCATAAATCTGTTCTTGAGTAACCAAAACACAAATTCCACCTGTCCGACCACCACCGTATCCACTTACGTGAATACCAAGCAGTTTCCTAACATATCTTGAACCATACGCCATTAACACTGCTCCACAGTCACCTGTTTGAGTTGGTGCTGTGTGTTCCCAACCTTGTCGAACTACATACATTTCTCCGTCTACAAGATGTTGTTTAAGACGGGGTACTATATCCAATGATACAATGGGGGTTGGATATACGAGGTATGCATCCTGTTTTCTCGTACACATTCGTGTAATTAATTCTCCATTACACTTCGATATGAAAGAAAGATCTTCTTCTTTCACAAAATACTTTGCAATATCTGGAGCATTAGGCATACGCCTTATATCCTGGATAATGCAGGCATCAAGATTATCGATACGGTTCAACTGTTTAACTTGAACTTTAAAATTGATATTAATCGAGGGTCCAAACGCCTCAATTTGATCACCATCTTTGATCTGGCAGGCAAAGTGCCATGGAACAAGTAAATTCTGTCCATTAAGTGCCAATGCATTCACAACATATCCGCGGGGATCCCTTACAACCCATAAGTGTTGAATGATTTTATTATTACGGATATCAAGAGCATTTTGGTCTTCTGCAGATTGAGGA